CAAATCAGCAGGCCCCCGATGGTTTGGGAAGCCGTAACGCCGCTGAAGGTGACGGTTCCCGTCTCGTCGAGGTAGAAGTAGTTGGACCCCGTGTTGTAGCTGAAGGTCCTCGACGGGATGGTTTGCGCAGTCTGGCCGGTGGCCTGGCTCGCGGACACGTCATCCCGGAAATCGTGGGTATCGAAGTCGGGGGTCATCGAGTCCAGCATCAAGTAGCACTTGATGGTGTTGGTGTCCCAGTCGATCTGCGCGTTGAAGGCGTGTTCGAAAGCCTTCCCATAGAATCCGGTCGTGATCGCCATGTTTTTCCTCTACTTTGAGAACCACGTCCGCAGGATCACGGTCAGCACCCCGCTGACAATGAGCGCCACGGACTTCCAGTCTTCGGGTGTGTCGGGATTCGTTGCGAGTGTGCTCGCAGCACCCAATCCTACTTGGACGAGCCCGAGCCAATTGAGCTTGCTTCGGTACCAGGGCTTCTTCACTGGGGGACCTTCTTTGCTGTCTTCCTGACCTTGCCCCTGGCGGTAGCAACTCCAGCTCCAGCCGCCGCAGCGGAGACCGCAGCGATGATCAGGCTGAGAGGATCCTGAGCTCGGCCTACGCCCTCGATAGTCTTCGTGGCCACAGTCGAGGCCACGTCGAGGATGAGGGGCGGGAGATCAGCGCGGAGGTTCTTCCCCTGGCGCTCGAGGGAGTCCACGGTAACACCCCATTTCTTCTCGAGGTCCACGCGCATGGCCTCTAGGTCGTCTCCCCACTTTGTTCTTAGCTCTGCTGCGAGCGCGGCGGGAACGACGTAGGTTTCTCGTTCGAATCCGTTGCAGCTCGACAAGAGCAAGCACGACATGAGGACACAAGCCTTTGCTCCTTTCATCGGTCCCTCCTATTCGGCATCCCCTTCAGCGTGTTTTGAAATAAAGTCACGCCATCCTTTTGAGCCGAGGACTTGTCGATGCCAGTGCTCAAGATGCTGGTCAATAGCTCCGTGCATCTCAGGATCGAGAAAGCCATCACTACCGTGAGCAGTGATCCGAGCACCGTCTCGACGCATGTCTCCCAGGGACGTCTCGAGCTGAGAGACTCTGTACTGCAGTCGATCCCATGAGGTCTGAAGCTGAGACCATGCGACTGCCACCATGATCCCTGCGGTAAATGAAGGGCGGACCCAGTCGTCGAAGACCCGCTTGAACCGGACCATGCTCTCCCCTTCACTCTATGTACGGTTGACATGAAGCGAGGTGCTCCCGTAGGCGTGTTTGCTGAGCTCGCTCACCCAGTCCTGGCCGATCTGTTCGGCTTGTCTTGTCCGAGCCTCGTCGTCATGGACGAGCTGGTCCTGGATCTTACGCTGCATGTTGCGGCTCGCTTGCTGGGGATCGACGGACCCGCCCCTGGAGACGTCGAGTTCGCGCAAGCGGTCCAGTACCCAGAAGCCAGGGCTCCGGTACTCACCGTTTGGACCGGACAACATCATCTCTTTTACCAAATGATCATCGCCCGTTATCCCACCTCTCCGGGCGCACCTGTAGAGGAACCACAGGTTGAGCACAGGGTGCCAGTAGAGTTCGAGGTCACGATCGAGTGCCCTCAGCGCACGCACGAGGCCCTTCGATGGTTGTTCTGGAGGAGTCGCCTGAGGGAGTTGGTGCCGCCTGCAGAAGGACCAAGGAACGGGTCGTACGGGTGCGCTGAGGGTCTCGATCATGTTTGCTCCTACGGTCTGTTGGTCGTGGACCTGTCGATGGGTACGTACCACACCTGGATGACCACGATGGCCGTGTTGGCTCCCGCGGTCGTGTTGGCCCTGCGGATCGTCAGGCCGGTACCTGCCGGAAGGGGATCCGTCGGGTTGAGGACGGTGAAGGTCTCGGTGTTTCCGATCTGCTTGCTGACAGCGACGGAGAACGTCCCGTAGTGGTCGTAGTCAGAAGCGGTGCCGACCTCGATGGGCTGGACCGTCGCGGTGTCGTTGGCGACGAGATGCGTCGCGCTGATGGCGCAGATCCTGAGGTCGTTCTCCGGGTGACAGAAGGCCTTGAGCTGCAGGCTCGCCGTGGCCAGCGTGATCTGATTCTCGAAGCACCGCATCTTCGCGGCGCGGGTCATGTTCTTGTTCTGGATCAAGTTTTCCCCCTTTCGGGATACTAAGAGTTGGAAGAGATCCCCGGGGGCTGCGAAACCCCCGGGGACCGGAGCAAAACGTGAGCGAAGTCAGGTGCGAGATCAGGCCGTCTCGCTGATGTCAGAGAGCTTGCCGAGCGTGTTGGCGCGGTCGATGCCGAGCTGCATGTAGGAGCGCAGCGCAGCCTCGTAGGCGTCGGACTGACCGACGTAGGATCCGGCGGAACCGACGCAGCGGCTGAGGACCGCCCCGTCCTTGTCCATCCAGCCCCAATCTTCCATGACATGGAGTTCGAAGCTCGGGGTGTGGATGAAGTACATCGCGCCCAGGGTCTGCGGAGTGAGCGTGGCCGAGGCGTCCGGGTCCGCCATGATCGGGATTCCGTTGAAATCCAAGCCCTTCCAGCCACCATCATAGGTCTGGAGGCCTCCGCCCGTGTACCGGCGGTCGGGGGTCAGGAGCGCCCCGTATCGCCGCAGGCATGCGTGGTTCGTGAGGATCAGGTCGGGCTCCTCTCCGCTGTTAGCGTTGATCGAGTCCCAGACCTGCTGCATGAGGTCGGTCGTCAGCGGGCGAGCGGTGCCGGAGTTCGAGAATACGTTGGACTGCCAGTCGAGGTTGGCCGTGCGGGTGAGTCCACCGATGAGGTCGGTGACGCCGTTACCTGGGTTGCCGGTACTGACGAGGCACTCAAGCCCCCACATCTCACGAGCCGTGGCCCAGGTGTTCGCGGCGGAACGTCCACCCGACTTAACTATGCAAAACGTGTTGTCGGTCGTGATCGCGGCACCCGAGATCACGAAGGTCGTGGAGCTGGCGATGGAGCTGACCGTGCGGCCGAGGGCTCCCGTAGAAGCCGTACCGTCGGTGAGGAGGACGACGTCGATGGCCTGGCCCACCTGGAGGAACTTCGTCGACTCGACGACTACGGTCGTGGAGTTCGATGTCGTCCCGCAGCGGGTGAGGACCGAGGAACCGTCGTGCCACCACTGGCGGTTGCAGTCCTTCTGGCAGTCCTTCATGAGCCCAGTCATCTCGTTCGAGAGACCACGGGCGAACGATCCGAGGTTGCTCTTCGACGCTGAGATGACCGGGCCGGTCAGGCGGATCGTACCGTACTGGTACTTCACCACGTACTCGAGGTTGGAGTGCTGCTGGTTGCCAGCGGCCGGCAGAGCAGAATCCTCGGGCCTCGCACCCACGCCCACGTTGCGGCCGCGGTGGACGGGGATGATCGCCTTCAGTCCTTCGAAGTTCTTCCGGTTCTTCTTGACCTTCGAGCCGAGGATCGTGCTCCCTTCGAGCCACTCCCGGATGGGGGCCTCGTAGAGGTTCTTGAGGATCTTCTCGGCAGTCGTGAGATTCAGTGCCATTCCTTGTCTCCTACGCGCTCAGGACTCGCGCATCGCGGCCTCGAGCGCCTTCAGTGTTTCCGCCTCCATGCGACCGTTGTTCCAGTCGGCTCTGGAGAAGGGCTTGGTCTGGCCCGACGGCACCGCGCCGCCAGAGCCTTCGATCCTTCGCTGGGATTGCTCCACCTTTGCCTTGACGAAGTCGGCCTTGCTCCTCTCCGAGTAGCCCTTGAAAAGGGCCCCGACCTTGCTGGTCACGGTCTGCCAGTTTGCGTTTGGCTGAAGGGAGTGGGCGTAGATGGTGAACGCCTGGAGAAATCGCTGGTCTTCCGGGGACGCCGAGGCGTGGATGTCCTTGAGGATCGGGTCGTTCGTGATGGCAGACTCTGCCTCAGTGAGGACCTGACGGATCTCCGCCTGACGCTCCCAGGTGTTGACTTTCTCCGCGGCGGCCTTGAGTTCCTTGGTTGCGCTGGCTACCTCCTGCTGAATAATTCGCTGGAGATCGGGGTTCGGAGCCTGGGCCTGCGGCTGCTGGGCCTGCTGCTGGCTGGCGTCCGCCTGCTGATCCCCAGCTTGGAGCTGGCGGTACGCTTCTGAGTAAGCGTCGAGTCCCATCCGCATGAGGTACTCGCGCTCTGCCTTCGAGAGCTTGACCTTCTGACCTGAGTATTCGAACTCCTCGCCGTCCTCGTGAGGGGCCGCGCCCACCTGAGTTTGAGGGGCGGGCGCGGCTTCAGTGGAGGGCGTAGACTGCTGTTGCTCCTGCGGGGCCGGCATGCTGTCGGCCTGGCTCTGGATCTGATTCATGACCGCATCAGGACTTGGACCGTTGAAATCGCTCATCGCTCCCTCCGTTCAGGACCTCGCGTTCTGCTTCCTTGTGGATCCCTTGCTTACGACGCCGGGCGACGTCGTAGCAGATCGCGTTTGCTTGAGCCCGGGACTTTCCCTTCTTGATGAAGTGCGCCACGCACTCGCCGTGGTCTTCTGGAATTGGCATCAAAACCCTCCCTGCCCTTGCTGCATGTCCTGCTCCGCGAGCATCTGTGCGAGCTGCTCTTCAGTGAGGGGCTCTCCCCCGGGCGCAGGCGGCATTTCCTGGTCAGGGAAGGGGGGGCCAGCCTCGGCACCCATATCGGGTGGCGCAGCCTCCATCCCTTCCTCAGCGCCCTCGGGGGGCGGACCTTGTTGCGCTGGTGGCGCTGCTTGCGGAGCCGGGGGAGCAGTCATCTGCTGGTATCGGAGCGCATGCTGGTTGAAGTGCGTCTCGAAGAACTCGAGCGCCTGGGGCTGCGTGCGAAGCATGTCCTTGAACTCAGGCTGCTTCTGGAAGCGGCGCAGCTCCTCCATGTGGACGACGTCGTTGTCCCATGGGTTGATCTCGACCTGGACGCCCTGGGCCATGAGGATGTTCTCTTGGCCAGCCATCTGCCGGTCGAGCTGTTCGTCGTTGTAGATAAGCTCGTCGGATCCAAGCTCCAGGATCTGGAAGATCTTCTTCCGGTCCTGGACTCGGTCTAGGATCCCAGCGTTGACGAGATCGATGGCAAACTGCTGTCGAGCGGCCTTCGAGAGCGGTAGCTGCGACGCCATCTGCGTCTCGACGTCGAAGTAGTTCGCCCCGGGCCGGCCCTTGTTGGGACCGATGAGCTGGGCCCCGGTGAACGACATGCTCTCGATGCGTTTGTCGTTGCCAGAGATCTTGATGATCCTGGGCTCTTTTATATTCTCGGCGCAGAGCTGGAGTAGCCAGCTTGCTATCTCGCTGAGTGCTTTTTCTGCCATCATGAACGCGGGCGCGAGCATCTGGTCGTCCTGTTCCTGGAGCTGCGCGATAGCGACTCCGGAGCGGACTCCCGAGGGGGCCCTTGCCTGCGTCACTTCGTGGATGGCGCTCGCGTCCTCGAGATCTTTCAGCGCGTACTCGAGGAGGCGCATGACGTAGTCTGGCACGGGAGGAGGAGTCCACGCCTCGGGTCGCATTCCGAGGAGGTGAGGGACGACCTCTCCTGGCTCACTCGTGAGCGAAGTATCGGGTACGCCCGATCCCTTGATGACGAACCACTTGGGCTTCGACATCAAGTTACGGATCTCGCAGAGTTGAGAGCGCCCGCGGTTGTACTCTGTCTGCATGGGAATGCAGGTCTCAAGCGAGCACGTCCCGTAGAACTGACCTGGGACTGCGATCTCGCGGACGTGGACGTAGGGGATCCTCTTGAAGGGGTTCGGGAGCGGCCCCTGGTAAAGGATCTTGTTCGAGGCCACGACTGCGTACTGACCCTGGGGGAAGCGCTTCGTGGGGTTCATCCACAGGGTGTGAACGAACGCGGAGTGGTTCTCCTCGGTTTCGTCCTTCGCCTCGAAGCCGCCCGTGCCCGAGACCATGGTCTGGATTCTGCGCTCGTAGTAGCGGCTGATACTCGAGCTGCCCGAGGCATCCGGGCTGATGCCTTTCAGACCGTACTTGTCTTCGAGGTAGGCGATGTCCCTGATCTTCGTGTGGATGACGTACCGGGCGTCCTCCATGTTTGAGGCTTCAGGATCGACGAAGAGTTCGAAGGGGCTGACGGACTCGACGATGACATCTCCGAGGCGCACGGTCTGTCCGGGCTTCCACTTTAGGTCAGGAAGGAACTGATTCACCTCCTGACTTATGTCGAGTTCTTCTCCCTTGTCGGGATCCCAGTACACTCGCAAGAAGCCGTTCCCTGTGGTCGACACCCAGGTGAACAGGTCGACCATGACTCGGTCCATGTTCAGGTAGCGCCAGTAGTACTGGAGCAGCTTCTGCGCGATGCGTGCGGAGTTGACGTCGTCGCGCTCCCCGGTAGCCGGTACCACGGTCCAGACAGGGCGGGAGCGCAGGGCCTTCGAGACCACTTTGCGCGAGACGCCCTGGAGGCGATTGCAGACGAGGCGCACGCGGTACGGAGGTGCGGAGGGGAGAGAAAGGCTGCCGGTGCGACCGTCGAACGTGTGGTACTGGTAGCCCAGGTACTGACCGACGTTGAGGTACCACTGCTTTTCGCGCTGGCCTCGGTACGTGTCACGTCGGTTATAGGTCTGCTGGACGAAGTCCACGACCTGGCCCGGGTCTCCCCAGTTCACTTGACCCACGGAGAGGGTACCCGTGGCCCCTCGCTGTGAAGTTCTGACGGTATCGACTGGCATCATGCCCACCCGATTACGTACATGTTTGCGGTGACGGTCGTGCCGTTGTTGACTTCCGTCGTCGTGATCGTGAACTTGGTCCGCGCCCCGCCCCTGAGGATGTCAGCGTTGGAGGCGAGGGAGGGAGTTCCGCTCGTGTAGGACAGCTTCGCCGCGGCGCTGTACCCGTAGCTGACAACGACTGTGTTGTCAGCCTTGAGGTTCATGCTGGTGACGACGTCGAACGCAGGGATGATGAGGTTGCCCGCGCTGTCGTAGACGTCAGCCGTCAGCTTCGCGAGGCCCGTCGAGCCACCGCCCGTGTTGTCGAACGCGATGGAGATGGTGACGTTGCGGCAGCCGTAGAGTTCGAGGGTGTTCCCTGCTACGCTCGCTGCGGCCTTGACGCTGATGGCGCTGAAGCCAGTCTCCGCCGGGGTGAAGTGCTTCTCCGCTCCGACGGCTGTACCGTTCACGAAGAGTGCATTGACAGTCGGCATCGTCTATCTCCCATGCTCGACGCGGAGGCTGTGGAGAATGGCCTCTTCTTCGTCGGAGCGACCGATGTTTGAAAGTGGACCCGGGGGCTCCTCGGTAGCGCGGAGCATCTGGAAGCTCTGTAGATCTTTTGCGGTGATGCGGTTCTCCAAGTCGCGGATTTGCCTGAGGAGCTGGTCCACCAGTTTGCGCTGGGCATCGAGCTGCCCGCGCAGTGACTCCGCCAGCTCCCCATGCGTTCGCATCTGGCGCTTCACCGCCACCTGCTCGAGCGTGAAGCCCGCAACCGCAACCGCCGCCAAAACTGCGAGAACCACAATGTCAACCATGCGCTCAGTACTCCGTTCCGATGCCCCCGGGGTGTGGCCTGTTTTCTGTGTCCGTTACCTTGCCCATCTGCTTGAGGAGGATTTTGCGTATGTCCTCCGTGAATCGGTCGCTGAGCTTGAGAGCGACCTTGACCCCCTCTACTTCGGACTCGAAATCGCGCTGCTTGTAGATGGGGTTCACGGGATCGTCGTAGTTGAGCCCGCCCATCTCGAGGTATCGCCAGCAGTCCATGAGGTGGTCGTTCTTCTTGCGCGGGCCGTCCTTGCGCTCAGACTGATTTCCACCCGAGGTGTCGACGATCCGCTTGTAGCCCCGGATTTCCTTCAGAAAACTGCGACAGGTGTTGAAGACCCGGACCTTCGGTATGTCGTCCATGCCGGGCATCAGTGAGCGGGCGCACATCTCGATGCCCACCTCGACGTCGTTTTGCGCCGGGGCGCACGAGATTTCATAGTGCTGCGCGAGGAGAGTGCCTACACGGTACTCACCAGACTCGTGCCGGCCGAAGGCAGATGGGTCGATCCACCTGACAGCTATATCCTCTGTGTTCTGGCCCTTGACCCACTTGCTACTTGGCTTGTGATACTCCCAGCCCTCGGCCGCGAAGATCTTCTCGGCGATTACTTGGTAGTGCTTCGCGTGCTCGTACATCTCCCGGTAGATCACGTACTGCCCGGTGGGGCTGACGGCAGCCCACAGGACGCCGAACGTGCGCCACCCTGGGTCGAGGGCGCAGTAGCGGGTCCATGTTTTTGGGATCGCGAAGGGGTCCACGACGTGGAGCTTCGAGAACCCTGGGTAGACGAGCCCCTCCATGCGGCGGCTCTTTCCCTCGAGGCGCACCATGCGCGTCTCTTCACTGAGGGTGGCCTCCATCTCTGCGACAACGCGCTTGTCTACATGGCCGCAGTCGCGTGCCCGATAGGTACTCAGGCGGAAGAGGTGGACGTTGGGGTCGTTATCCTCGGCCCTGTCCTCCAGGGCGCAGCACCACTCCTCTGAGTTGATCAGAGTGGCCGAGATAATGACGCGGCCGCCAGCCTTGAGCCGCCGGGCCTGACACTCGCTCCAGATCTCCTCGGCGACCTCCTCGTCGATGACGATCAAGTTAACGGCTGCCGCCTGTAACTTCTTCCGTGCGTCCGCCCCGCCCTCCGCGCTGATAAAGTCGACCTGTGCGCCCGTCGCCATACGGACGAACGTGGGGATATCCCAGTTCGCGACGCAGGGACCCACGCGCTCGACGAGCCATTCCGGGAGGATTCGGCGGAGGTGCTTCCAGATGCCCTCCTGGACGGTGCGGTACGTGGCAGAAATCACGTAAACCCTTGGAGTGGGCTCAGTTTCCTGGTAGGGGTGGTCCTCGCACAGCCACCAAGCGATCTCCTGGGCCGCCGTCCTCGACTTGCCGCTCTGATTGCCCCCAAACAGGAGGCGAATCATGGCCTTCGACTGGTGGAACTGCTTCTGGGGGCGGGCCGGATCGACGTCGGGACGCCAGGCGAAGTACGGGTGCTCCCTACGCCTGCGAAACTCGGAGCAGATAGGTCCCACCAGCGCCATGATCTCGTGCGCCCGAGCCACGCGCTTCGCGTCCAAGAAGGAACCTTCGATGGTCCGATCCAACTACTACTCCGCAGGGGCGGAATCGAGGTCGATGTCGTACCGTTCCTTCAGCGTTGCCTTGCACTTTGGGCACAGGATGCCCAAGAGGTCGGCATCGCGGACGCCAAATTCGCGAAGCGCTACCAGACAGACGTCGAACATGAGAGCCGTGAGCTTCTCGTTCGACATCGTCCTGTACTCGCCCATTTCGGGGACCGCCGCGAAGCCCCGAATCTCGCAAATCTGGCGGAGAGCCTTGAGGAGAATGTCCTGTTTGGTCTCCGGATCGGCACAAACTTGCTTGAGTCGGGCGATTACACCCTCGCGTGAGTCGAGTCCTGACTCCCCTCGCGCAGGCTTCCGCACAATGGCGCGTGGTTTCTTGGCGGATTCCACTTTTGGATCGCCAAGCGTCACTTCGCCTTGTCTCGGAACAGCCAGTTTCGGCTCTTGTTCCTGCGCCATGACGACGAAAATACTTCACATCGTACGTAAGTGCAAGTACTATCTTGTCGTGGCTACTACAGACGGTAGAAAGACGGTGGTAGAGTTTCGAAGAGGACCTGCAGACGGCCTCTTCATCGTCGCCCCTACCCGCTACGACTGCAGCGTCGAGGAACTCGAGCCCGCCGGAATCAGCCGCTTCGTCCTCATCCAGGACTTCCATCAGGGGCGACCCATCCTCTGCATGGAAGACCCCCTCAGCATGTCCACCAAGCTGTGGATCTCCGTGCGCTACCGCCTTGCGT